AGGCTCAGGCAACGCCCCGAACTCCTGAGCCAGATGCCAGACGTCGAGAGAACCGGCCGTGGTCGAACGGAAAAGACCCGTAATCTGCGAAGGCCGATACCGATATTCCGCGAACCGTTCTTGGTAACCGAACACGTCGTCATCCGCCGACGAGCCATCCAAGTAGATCTCCTTATTGAGTACCGCCTGCTCGCCAAGATGCGCCAACGCAGGCTCGAAGAAGTCAAACCGCGTCGACCGCGAGAACATACGCGGCAGACCCTGCTGGTACGTCAAATCCGCTCGCACCGCGAGCATACCCAGCAACACACCATGCTCCGTAAACGACTTCGCGAACGAACCTTGAGCCGACAACGTACCGAACGCCGATAGGTTCGCCTGAGGCGTCGTACCATCCTCCGAAGTCTGCGGAACCGCCGAGATCTGAACCCGGCTCGAGCCGCCGCCCAGATACTCCGGCCGCTGCAGACGAGCATCCGGCGACGTCACGCCGAACCGAGCTTTCACGGCCTCGGTGTACCGAGTGCCACCACGAGCGTCCCTTTCCAGGATACGCTGGATCTGGAAAGCCTGCCTAAGCTCGTTGATCGTAGCGGCCGTAACGGCGCTCAGATCCGCGTACAGCTGCCGAGCCTGAATGCCACCTGCATTCGGCGCCTGAACGGGATCCTCGACGAGCGTAGACCACGCAGAGGCCGCTGGATAACCCACCGACACCGCATCCGTAGTCCCAGCTGTAGGAGCCACAACCGGAGCATCCCCGGTCAGAGGCAACGCGACCGGGTCCCCCTTCTGCGGCCACGGCAAACACGACGTAAAATAGTCGTGCCGCTTACCACGCCGCAGAAGCACGTAATCCGCGGGATCATCGGGACCGTCCCCGAGATCCACCGGCACCGAATCCTGCAGGTTCTGATCCCGGAACCACTCATTCCAGATCAAATTATACGCACGATGATGCAGCGTATTGTGCGTGAACACCGCAACCGCCGGATCCGTGGGCATACCGAGATAATCCGACAGCTGCCCGATCTGAGGATCATACGCGTCGAACACCGGCACCGTAAAATCCGTAGTCGAATCCGGATCCGGAGTACGCGCACCCTGAAAACGCTCCCAGTTCGACCACACCAACCGATTCGGCACGAAAAAGAAGAAGATATCGAGAATCAGGTTATCCATGATCGGCTTCAACAGCGTAGCCATCCGAGCGAACAACTGACACCGCATAATGAACGTATCGCCCGGCAGCGCCTCATCCGCGTAGAACGGAATCAAGTAGCCAGCGTCGAACGTCGTCTTATACCCTGACGACCGATCGAACTGAGACCGCTGAATCTCCGCACGCGGCACCTCCGAGAACTTATGCGAACTCGGCGACGGCAATCTCATCTCACGACCTCCCGAATTGTGATAGCGGTAACCATCGAAATCGGGGCACTCTCCACCTTAAGCTGCCCTAAACCCTGATCGAACTCACCAATCAGAAATAACGTGTAGTCCTCCGCGTGCTTGCACATCTCATGACTCGGATCATTCACCGCATCACGAAAAGCACGCATTGCGAGGCCGCGCGTCTCCGCGAAATACGGCCTCAAAAACGCTTCCGCCTTCGAATCGAAAACCGAAAACACCAGCAGCTTCATAACACTACCTCCGAACGGTAAAGGTTGAACTTCGCCAGCGCGCACTTCTCCCGTACAACCAACCGCTCTTCCGTCTGATCCTCCAGACGGAGAGACTCCTGACGCGCTCTACGCACCTTCCAAGCCTCGAGCACGTCCACGTCCTCCAACACCTGATCATAGAAACGTGGAGGACGACCAGGGAACCCCCGCGTAATCACTTCGTCCCGCGGGTAAACCTCGTTCGCGTACTGATCTAACCAACCGCGCCCAATTCCTGGCCGCCGAGACATCGTTGCGAACTCAGGTTCCCTACCATCATAGAAATGCTTCGCATGTTCTCCCGTCACTTTCTTACAGATATACCGCGCGACATACGCCGCGCTCTCAAACGTGACGGAACCCACAACACAGCGACCCTTAGACCACAGCGCGTCTAACTCCGCGCTGGTCCACTCAGGATACTCCTTATTCGACGGAATCACCTTCTTATCCGCGAAATCGTATCCGAACAAAAGAGAATGGTAATGGGGTCGCCCGAACCGCTCGCCATACTCGCCACACTGGAAATATCGAACCTTTCGGTAACCGATCTGCTTACGCAGTCGATCCATGAAACGACGTAACGCGGTTCGATCCAACGAGCCATTTTCCGGCAAATGCTCGTCATCATACGTCAACGTCACAAAACAGTTATCGGAATGGCACTTCGCCTCGTGTAAACACCGCACGGCCCATTGCCTCGAGCGCTCGAGGCGACACCCGATACACTGACCACAGGGGAGCCGGAGCGACTCCCCAGCACCGGACCGGCCGAACGCGATAGCGCCGCCTGCGGTCCGGTAAGCAGCCAAGGGCCGGTAGCACTGCACTTACAGACGAATCCCGCCACGCATGGGACGGGTCGTCTGATTCCGAGGGTGAACCCTCTGAGCACCCCGAGAAAACACCTTCCGGCTATTACGCCGGCCCATCCGGGACCTACGAGGCATAGCAACCTCCAAGTGAGAGACACACAAGCAGCGGTAGTAGCATACACACTGACGCGTGGCTGCGCCACTTGTCGCGTACGCGCACGCGCACGCGCAAACCACTGCGCGCGCACGCGCACGCACGATTTACACAACGCTTACCACTTCCTTACATTACCTACTACCGCACAAACACAAAAAACGCTAAAATTAATCATGAACACAATCCAAGACTTGCAAGCCCAGCTTGCCGACGCGATCCAACTCCGCGAAGCTCTACTCGCGGCACCATCGCACACCGAGAAGGAACAGGCGATCAATATCAATCGCCTGAACAAAATCGACCGCGATATCGCGGCGATACGTAAGTCGCTACGCGACGAGGAGAACGCACCATGAGCATGACCTACCACGAGTACCAACTCGAGATCAACCGGCTCGAGGCGAAACTCGAGAGACAGCGCAAGAGCGCCGAAAGCACCTCCAGGCTCATCGAGAGCCTGAAGCAACTCCAAGCCGCAGGCGAGCCGAAGGCCGCCAAGAGATGACCGTGCAACCCTCACGGCCAACGCCCGGGCGCTGCGACGTATGTCGCAAGAGCGTCCCGTACGCACTCCGCGACCTCACGCCCGTACCACCGGACGCATGGATCTGCGCGGAATGCTACAAAAAAAGGGAGGCCCGTATCCAAGCGGCCTCCCAAAAGGACTGACCTAAAAGTCAGTCCGCACAGTTACATCAAGAAGTAACTGTGCCCGACCCCTCCGGAGCGCTGGTTCCGGAGGGGTCTTCTATTAGATCGGCCCGCCTACGCTTCGGCCGATCATCCTTACGGAGCTCCACGAGCCCGAGCTCGCGTAGCTCATCCCTCGAGAGCTTCCCAGCCTCATCGAGGAAACGCGCCGCGTCGTTACCGAACTTGGCGCGAACCTTCGCGGGCAGATTGCCGAAATACTCCTCAGCTGCCCGCACCTGGTCTATGGCCGTACGGTAATCGCCGATCTCCGACACGTCCAAAAACTTCGGCGTACCCTTGGCCATATGGACCAGAAAACCATCACGCACGAACCGACGGATAATCGTATTCACGTCGCACTCGTGCTTGAACTCCTGCTTCGTACGGCCGTCGCCTATCGCCATCACGACCGGCCTACCGCTACGCAGCATACCCACGATCACCTCCGGATGAGAGAGAGAAGCAGCGGCATCAACAGCTGAGCGCCTTTACCGGCGCCACCAACAGACTCGAACACCCGAGCAATCGCCTGCCGCTCGGGAACCGAAAACTTCGCCAACTCGGCTTCACTCATCGAACGCGCCGAGTTAGAAACCGCCTGCTGCACCTCCGCTCCCAAAATATCATGGAGCGGCTTCTTAGCCGTACCATCCGGCGTGAAATAATACATGTACCGGGCCGTATCGAAATCCGCCCGGATCCCAGACTGACGAGCCTCGAAACGTTCCCGTTTCGTTTCTTCGCGCGTACGCGCGATCTGCTCGTCCAACAAGCGCAAATTCTTGCGCAACGCAAGGGCTTCCCTAGCACTCGAAACGCCCTTGCCAACAGAAGCCTCCACATGAGCCGACGCGCCGCCCATCGCGGCGCCCGAAGGAGTGGAGGCACCACCCTGGCTAAAAGCCAGAATCGGGTTCACACCCGCAGCGCGCATGTCCGCCATACCGCGCTGCCACGCGGTATTCGACATGCGCTCTTCGAACGACATAGCCTCACGCGCCGACTGCCGCTGAAAAGCCATTTGCTCCCGAGCCAACCTCATGTTGGTTCGGTTCGCCTGAGACTGACCGAACGCGGACGCGATCCCACCGAGCACCACAGGTGCCAACGTCTCGAGGATCGGCATCAGAAGTGATCAATCAGCCCGGGCACACCGTAGAGCGGCATCGGACGCGCACACTTCAGACTCAAATACGCATCCAGGAGGAAATGCGGCTCGGTATCGACCGCAATAACACGATCAATCGGCGGGTCATCCTGAATAAACGTAGCACCAAGCTCAGGCAACGCACCGAACTCCTGAGCCAGATGCCAGACGTCGAGAGAACCGGCCGTGGTCGAACGGAAAAGACCCGTAATCTGCGAAGGCCGATACCGATATTCCGCGAACCGTCCTTGGTAACCGAACACGTCGTCATCCGCCGACGAGCCATCCAAGTAGATCTCCTTATTGAGTACCGCCTGCTCGCCAAGATGCGCCAACGCAGGCTCGAAGAAGTCAAA